ATCTTTGTAATATGATGAATACAATCCTTCAAAGGTTGTGGTCCTGGGGCTTTTCCACCACTAGTAACCAACAATGCACCTTTTGGACGAATATCTGAGTAGTCGAATACCGGGGTTGACATGCCGTTGAAATAAGACTTCATTAAAACTTTAATCGAGTCGGCCCATCCTTCAATTGAATCCCCAATCAAAAAACGACGTTTTCTACTTGGATTCGGTTTTCTGATCTCTGGTAATTTTTCAATATGGTGGTATTGAACACTGAAGCCTACACCGACACCACCCAGCAATAGAAACATTATCTCACTAAACGCCCGCCAATCGTCCATTGGTAAGAAACAACAATTAAATAGCCTATTTGGACTAATTTCAATCGGCTTACCGCCAAATTGCAAACTGCGCATTGACGGTAGTACTTTTTTGTCATAAACCAGCTTATACGCTTCACGAATTTCATCAGTCATGTGTGGATACTTCTTTATGTGCATATTCATATTTCTAGTAACCAACTCCTCCCACGTTTCTCTCCGACCAAGCTCAGGAATATATTTTGCATATTTCATAAAGGTCGTAATATCAGACAACACCACACTCGATAACTCCATTCAATTCTCCATTTTTTTGTTTAAGGGTAAGTTTAAATATCGTATATGCTAACGATTTTTGGCATATTATTTTAGTATTTTCAAACTATTTTTGAGACGATTTGTTATCAGCGTTATTACTCTTCATATCCATAAATCTCTTCAAATATAGTTTATTTTCATCGTCAGTATTCTCGCCGCGAGCGGATGCACCAGATGATGAATTAACATCAAAAATATCAATATCACCGTTAGACAAATCTGCCTTGGCTGAAAACGTCATACCGTCCGGACCAAATCTATTTTTAGCAATGTGCGCTTTGGCTTTATCGTTTACTTTATCGTTACCGCTTCTAGATACTGTCATGATAAAGTCAGCGACCATCGCTTTTGCAAAACTGTCAGCTATGGAATCTGTTTGAATGACCTGTCTGTCTATTCCGGAGTTATGAGAATATACCCCGTTAGCAAAGAACATATGAGTATCTTCAACAGTTATATCTACAGTTTTTCTTTCGCCAATAAATTCTATAGATACTATCTCATCTAAACAAAAGTCAGATGCATCTAATGTGTGTTTCATTATATTAATACTTTATTTTTTATTTCATTAACAGTTTCATCAACTACCCGTAAATTATTAGCATTATAATCATTGTAATCTACTCTAATTGTAATGTATCCTTTACTTGACAAAAGGCGATCTCGTAACGTATCTATTACGTCATTATGCCAGTGTTCACAATCAAACTCCACTATCACATTTCTACATTTAAAATCCACCACAATTAATTTTTTTGGATAACCAAGTTCGTTATTTACATAAAAAACATACTCCGAATTTAATTCATAAAAATATGAGTCATCTTGTAACTCTGTCGGCAATTTATTATAAACTTCCCACAGAAATTTTTGAGAAATTTGACTAACACCATTTCCAATAACTGCTCTACTATTTTCATATGATAACCGCAACCATCTCTCGTAACGGATATGTCCCTCAGTTTCACCATAGAGACTTATCATCTTATCCAATGTTATTCCATATTTTTTACAATTTTCTTTATATTTCAAAGGACCCTCAACCGGGCCATATTTGGATATAAAAAAGGTTTCTGATGAATGGTCTTTAGCTTTTGTACACAATATAGGCCCCATTTCTTCACCATATTGATCTATATAATACTGCTTAGATACTTTATATGATTGAATTCTATTACGTTCGGACCACTTTTTGTATCCATCTTCTATCCCAAAGCGTTCTTGATACTCCTGTAACGTTCTACCATTTTTCCATTTTTTATTCTTAAAATTGTTCTTCTGAGTCTTCAATTTTTTAGCCAGGCGTTCATCCCATTTTTTTCTGCCATCTTCTTCCCCATATCTTTCTATACATGCCTCTAATGAAAATGTCTTTTTTTTATTGTTTATTTCTAAAACCCGCTCTTCACCGTGTATCTCGATCAATTGCTCTGTTGTTTTTCCAAAATTCTTTTTATGTTCATTCCATCTCCTAAGACCCTCCTCTTCGCCGTAATCCCGTATCCATGCTTTTTTTACAGATGCCATTATATTTTACCAATTTAGTTAGTATTAATAAATATAACAACATGTCAAAAATTACACAGGTTTTATAAACAATTTTTCACCAACAGATAAACCAGTTGAAATTGATTTACACATTCCATATCTTGTTGGAAATTCATGGTTAGCAGAGACAGTTACAGTCTTGCCGCTTTTAGTTGTTATTTTATAAACACCTTGGTATTCTATTGGAAATACTCTAGTTACTTTTTTAAACCCATCATGTGTTAGAATTTTATCACCTTCGCTAACCGACCCAATTTCAACGGGACCATTTGGTGTTTCTACCATATCCGTCAACACATGACAACGGTTGGTCTGACTTCCGGTCCATACACCGACCATACATTCACCAGCCAGTGATCTAACCTCTTCATAGATCCCACCCATTTCATCGTATCGGTTTTCACTAGACTTTATACTGTGTTTCAGATTATCCGCGTAATCTATAATAACCAAATCTGGTTTTTTACCAAATGCGGTTAATTTGTCTATATGTGTTTTTAGTGTTCTAGAGGTCACCGTTTTTGGTGGATAGAACTTAATTATTAGTTCACCGTGACCTTTCATCCCATCGACGTATCGAGTTACCCGGTCTTTCTGATGTAATAAATCTTGAAATTGGATTTTTGTGAATATACTGTCGTATCTGCGCCCGGTGTATTCTGCCGATAACTCCAATGTATAATGAGCAACATTCTTTCCTTGGCGAACCGCGTGCGCACCCAAGGCCGATAAAAACCATGATTTACCACCCCCAGTCGGCGCCACTATGACTCCAAGCTCCCCAGGCCCGATCCCGCCGTCCATTACCTCGTTTATAATATCCCACGGAGTTTTGATAGCAATTCTAGCGTCGTCTGATAGACGGAACTCAGTTTCTCTGAAATAATCGTGACCAATATCAAACTCTTCACCAGCCTTTTGGGCAGTTTGAATCTCGTTTGAAATAGCATCCCAATTTTTGTCTCTCAGGTAATCTACAGAACGCAATAGAGCAGATTGCATCCGTTGATTCTTACAGAACTCAAGAAACTTGTCTTTTACAAACGGTAAATCCGGAGATTCTAGATATTTAAACGAGTTTTTTAACTCGTCTATAACATTTACCTTAAAAACCTCATCATCGATATCTTGACGTATCTGTATTTTAAATACATCAATGTTCGGGGGTACAGCGTACTCACTATAATATTGAATTATCTGGCCAACTATCCACTGATGTGCGTCACTTTCAAAAAAGTCGGCACGAATAATTTCATGGATTCTGTTTAAAAACTCTTTGTCAGTTATTAACGCTGATATTGCTTTTGTCTGAAATGCCTTCCCATAATCCGATAGATTATCGTGCTGTTCGCTCATTATTTACGTAACTATCTAAAATTTTAAATCTCTGCATCCATGTTTGTACGTTAGGAATAGAATCGTACAATCCGTAAGTTCTTATCTTTCTTTCAAAACCGAGCCGATCTAATCTGGGTCTGGATTTATTAAATAAATTTATAATATCCAACTTTGCGTTCGAATTTATTTTTACATCCTGTAACGACATAAGATTCAAATTCAAACGAACAATATCTTCAGATTCAATTAACCTATTATATATCTTTATCTTGTTATTAACAGAGTGTTCTCGGGCATATTCTAAAATATCGTCAACAGTAGTATACCGTTCGGATATTATAGGAAACCGTGTTTTAAGTGTTTTCAATCCCATACCACGCACTCCATCTATACTATCAGACTTATCACCATCGAGTGCCCTATACAACAGGAAATTCTCACTTAATATACCGTACTCATCCAGAATAGCATCTTGATCGTATATTTTCTTTTTTGTAGGCGACCAAACACGTATCCGTTCATTTACAAGTTGTAAGAAATCTTTATCAGACGACATCAATACGACATTTTCTGGACATAATTCGTTTGCCAGATACGCCATTACATCGTCTGCCTCGGTATTTTCATACATCATGATTGAGATCGGCAATTCTTTCATCATCTCAGCACACATAACGAGTTGTCTTTTCATACGAACCCGTTCCTCATCGTCGTCTAATTGACCGTATACCCGGTTAACCCTACTTAATTTATTTTTTGACCGAGATTTCTTATAATCGGAGTGTAATGACTTTCTCTTTGCCGACCCATTTTTACCGTCAAAAACCACGATTACTCTAGAGGGCATAAACTTATCAATAGCATGAAATACTGATTTAAAAAACCCAATGGTGCCGCCAACATGTTCACCCCCTGAGTTTAAAGTAGGGTTTGCAGACCACGCCCTAATGAACGTATTTAAACCGTCAACCAATAAGACATTAGAATCTAATGACATATCAAGGTGGTCCGAACGCTCGTCTTGTATCTTATGAAACAAGTTTCGAGTTCGGACCACCTTGGTTTCCGAATCAATCATCATCACCATCTTTATCAGCTACAATATCATCATCACTACCGTCGTCTAAAAAGAAATCGTCATTAAGTTCGGCACTATCACGGTCTACATAATCCATTATAAGAGCCTCACAAATATCAGAATTCATGGCAGATTTCATTTCTTCATCATTAGAAAGTCTTTCTACAAACTCCGCTGATTGAAACTGCCATTCTTCTTTCACTTCACCCGTCTTTTTATCAACTAATGTGTATACAGAATACGAACCTTTAATTTTGACAAGTTTATTATCTTTCAGAACCTTTAACCAAGATCCATAGTCATTAATACCCCTATCAAACAATATTTCAAATTCACACGATTGCTCGGGTGGTCCTAATCGGTTTTTATAGATAACTGCTTGAACGTTTAGACCATATTGTTTTTTAGTCTTCTTATCCTTTATCTTACCGCGCTTGGATAACCGAATACGTACTGAAGAAAAGAAAGGCAACCCTTTTCCGCCTGGAGTATCATACGGATCTGTGAAAGCCGGCGCGTTCATCTTCATACGAAGTTGGTTTGTAAACACAAGCGCTATCCTATGTCTAGCAAGTGGTCTGGTCAACTTGCGAAGGGCCTTACCAATAACAATAGCCTTGGCAGTTGCATATCCATCAACACCGTAATCAGAATCCAATTCACGTTGACTTGATGCCGCTGCGATAGAATCAACTACAATTGTTACCAACTTATCACTCAACGATGGGTTACTACGGACTTTCTCTATAATTGTCTCTATAAAATCAAATAGTTCCTCAACAGTATCCGCACTCTTAATGTGAAGTTTATTCAAATCCACACCAATAGCCTTAAAAAACTCACTACTAGCAGCCATTTCAGTATCTATTAACACTGCTATACCACCCCTTCGCTGAGTTTCTGCTAGGATATGCGCAGATACTAGTGACTTCCCGGACTGCTCCAAACCACTTATTTCGGTGATCCGCCCAACGGGGATGCCCCCGTTCGGTCGGTTAGAAATCGCTAAATCTAATATTGAAGATCCGGTCGAAATCCAATCACTAACATGAACAGGGGCATCTAACTCACCCAACGTATATACTGACGAATCATTTTTAAAAATGTCAGACAGTGCATCTTCCACATTTAAGTCGGAAGACTCTTTACTTTTTTTCCTTGCCATAAGTTATACCCAGGGTTTAGTCGTCAAACATGTCATCAAATTCTGATGTATAATCTACATCCTCATCATCTCCGCCATCTTCAGAATCGCCACTAGTAGACTCATCGTCTTCAAACATGTCATCTACTAACTTTTCGTTTTCACGTTTTGTAGTTTTTTCGACTTCCTTCTCAACGTCATCATCTTCAGTATTGGATTTTCCAGATAGCCAGGCTTCCAAAATATCGCTTAGTTCATCATATGATAATTCTGGGTACAACGTTGTAACATCCTTTTGCTCGTCTAGCCACTTTTTAACCAACTTAGGATCGTTACTGAGCTTAGTTGGTTTACGAGCGGGCCGAACCGTAGTCGTTGGATACATATTTCCAGTTTCTTCGGGCTTTGCATAAACAACCTTCAAGTCTGTACCCGTCATTGGGTCTGAAATATCACCATAATCTGGGTCAAGAATATAAGTCATTAATTCTGAATACACTGTTTTACCAAACGACCAAAACCGAACTCCTTTATCCTCTTCGCCGCGAACAACCACTGGCACGAACGTCCGAATTGACGGTAGAAACTTCTTTGCTTTCTTCCAACCGTCCTTACTTTCCCGGCGAATTGCTTCACCGAACTCCGCAATTGGGTCTGGTCTCCCAAATGATTGCGGAGATAGATATGTATCTTTTCCGTTTACTCCGTAATGAAACTGCAACTCAGTGAACGGCATACTTTTATCAAACTTATACGGAACAATTCTAAGGACTTGCTCCCCGAACTGTAACTTATAAATGTCATCATTACCGCCACCTGATTGTAGTTTATCGAATTTACGTTTTAAAGCATTAATATCCATTATGTTTACCTCTTTTTTAAGTGTTTAATTGTTTATTTGTTTAAAGTGTATTATTGTGAACCTCTACATGAATAGAAATACGTCGCAATAATATAAACCACTATAACCGTTTATTGTGTCTACTAATCCAACTGAACTATATCTTGAAGCTTAGTTGGTATTATAACAATACCTTCATTATCTAATAATAATATAGAATTAAAATAGTCATCCCAATCTATTTTAAAATTATGATCTAGTCTACCGTTATTATTCTGCCTAATCAACTCATTCATCGCGTTAATAGTATATAACGTATTTGTACTTTTTTTTCTGTGTAACGTTATAGTATTCAATGTTGGATGTCTATCCATTCTTGAATCGGAATAAACGTTATATGTACAGTAAAGTTCCACCGGGTTGTTAGCATTCTCTAAAATAAATACAGAACTTACAGAATCACCATAAAAATCAAGTATTTCGTCAATAGTGCTTTCTAACTCAGCCGGTGTTGTAAATGTACATAAAAGTTGTGTTTTCAGTGTCCTCTCCGTTTGCGCATAGTCTACAATAAATATAGATTACACTACGCAAACTGAGATATATTAATCTTCATCCTCTATTTGAGATTCGATCTCTTCTCTTTCTTCTTTAGAGTCGGCATACTTTACTGCCAAATCTGCCGCAACAGACCCGGCTGCAGCTGCCTTACGCGCTTCTTTACTATTTCCAGGTCGTGGCTTAACCTGGGGCGGCTGCTCACCTGCCCCTTCACCACCGCCGCCATTGGGGTCCTCCACGTCTTTGGCATCCCGTGGCGGCGTAGCACGCTCCCCATCATCACCACGCTCCTTGGCAAACTTTTCGTATTCTGAGTTACTTGCTGAAGCAAACGAATCTCCGTCCCTTTTATGTGTTACCGGTAACTGCCCATTTTTTGAATAAAACCCGTAAGCAATGTGTTTAAGCCCTAATTTATCACGTTCTTCTCTGGCCTTTGCCGTTGACTCACTCGTTTCTTCAGATAATATTCTACTCAAATTCTGCATAATATCTGATACAACATTATGAGAAAACCCCATTTCAGACAGAGTTTCCTGTAATGCTGTCTTGTGCTTATCCAAATTAAGATCTATTGTTTCAAAATTTATTTTAGAAGAAAAGGCATCTGAGGTCAACACCTTGTCAAAATGTAATTCATCGTGTATCATATTATCATGTTTGTTTGTTATAACTATTCATTTAGATCAATTTGATGCATATCTTGATAGTTATTTCCTATATATACTCTAACCGGGTATTTTCCGTTTGGATTCAGACTATTATATATCTTTTTAATTAATACGTTATTTTCATTTTCACGCAAGTCTACATCAAATAAAAATGCGTCATACGTATATAACGTCAACTTTGTATTATACCCAGATAATGTTGTCTTGACCCGTCCCATTACAGTAATATTCATTTCCGTTTCGTAAAGTTGTAATAGGTAATTAAACAGCTTTTGTTTTGTAATATCTGAAATATTATCTAGGTATATCTTTCTGCCAGATATTGGTGACGGAATATATCCCTTCGTATTACCGTACAACCACAACTTATCTATAAAACCAGATAACTTAAACAAGTATGTTATATTATCTACATATTTCTTTTCAATACCACCATAAAATTGCTTGAACGTCTCTATCTTAGCGCTTTCAATATCCTCATCAGATAGAACGTGTTTATTATAGTACTGCCTACCAAGCCATTCATAAATGTTTTCAGACGGTAATATGTATTTTATTAAAGACGCCACTAAACGGGGGTGATACGCCTCGTAATCGAACATTACCAATTTACCATCTTTACCAAATCTACTCGTGTATGCGTCACGGGTTCCATCACTCTTATTTAACGCGGAGTAATTTATACCACCAAACGTATTTGATGGCCGGCCAGTCGACGTGTACAGATTGTATTCTGTATAAACCACATCATCGTTACTCACATGTTTGGCGCTACCGGAAAATAACGCAGGATCAACATGTAACCCACTAGACTCAACATATGATAGAACGTCAACAACCTGAGTATTATAAAACTTGTTTATAGGCATATCTAAAATATACGGCCTAAAGTCTTTATACAAAGACTCAAAATACTCACCCCACTTAAGAATAGGTATTGCTTTATTTAAGTTATTTTGTTTATAGTGTGTAGAATAAATATGTTTATGAGATTGCGTAAGTAATGACTCGACATCAATAAGACTGCCGTCCATTAAATACCGCATAAGACTGGCATCTACCAAAGTCCCACTCAATGAAAATGCGTGCTTACAGAGTTTCTTGTTTGTAGTAAACTTAGTCGTAGTTGATCCGGTCTTTAACATGAATAATATATCCCTGTCAATTGACTTTGCTTCATTATGGTTGACTGGAATCACAAACGTGTCTTCTTCTTCAATAAATTTAACTAGTATTAATGAAAGAGAATTCATCCTAGGATGTAACTCGCTATCCGTTAACACAAATTCTACAAAACAGTTTTCATCATCCCATCTGGTTAAAAACTGTGTCATTGAAGCATTATTATCAAGTATCGTCATGTATTAAAACTTAAAATGATGCGTCATTTATATTAGGTACGTACTCGTAACTAGCAATCACACTGTCTACATGCCTAAAACCGCCACCAACCCTGTACTCTAACAGATTGGTTATTATACTACTTAACCCCGCTATTTTTTCGTCACCCATCATTATTTGAATCTTGTTTAACCTAGATACCTCATCCTCGGTTCCCGTTATAACCCAATTTAATCGAACTTTAGTCCAAAAGGTGTTTTTATCAAAATCGTCATAAGTTCGTTTATTAACCTCTCGAACCATATATGGGTCATTAACCTTGGACATGAAATACCGATAAAATCGGCCAGTATTCCTATCAACATTAGTTGGTTTAGGCTTATCGATACGCGGTGTTGATAAAAAATCTAATCCACGTATTTTAGATATACTGTTATATTCGTAAACGGACATTTTTACCTAGATATTGTTTTTATTCTGTAATTACCGCGAACCGACGTAGACCAATCACCGGAACTTATCACATGATCTATAGCTGTAACAAAGAAAAATCCCTGTTCATTATAAATATGTGGAACATAATCTAGATTAAAAGCATCCCAATACCTAATACCGCTAATACCATCCAGTGTTATTGTGGTTGTTAGATTAGGTACTGTAGTCCCTGAGTTAATTGCTTCGCCTTTAACATCTGATCCATACATATGTTTCAGTACAGTCTCTCGGTCTGGATATACGTAGTTGACCCACGCCCCACCGTACTGTATCCAAAAATTATTATAGTGCCCTATACCGGGCTTACTGTCCATCATCGCAGTAGTATCCTGGATAGACCCGGTGGTATCAGTTGATATCAGATCGTCTCCAAAAAGGTCTAATCTGTCTATACCCTTCGGTACAATTGGTGTGATACTTGATTCGAACGGAGATTGGAGTTTATTAAATGTACCGGAATGATGCCCGTATATCGCCTGCATTTGTGTTGCTACGGTATGGTTCAAGTCTACATCAACCGCTCGGATAAACGAGTTTGCTTGATTAAATTTGAATTTATATCTCTGCTGGGCACTATCGTATTTAGAATACGCAACATCGATTACACGGGTTGTGGACCCTCGTTGATCTAACGTAAACTCGTAATTATCAACTAGAGCACCACTCACATAGTCTAGTAATTCTTGAATTGCTCCACGTAACGTCTCTGTTCTAGAAAACACGCTCTTTACCCGTTCCACATTTAAGAATATGGAATATAACCATGCTTCATCCGGTTCAAGAGTACCCGCGGTTTGGTTTCCAACATTTCTGTGCGATATACCGTTTATACTTAAATCGTACCGCTCGCCATTTACTAAAACTCCTTTATCATATTTAGGAGCATTTTTGTTAGGTAAAATACATACCGACGCATCTGTTGACACAAGATTTTCATGGAACCGTATTTTGGTTGAACTCGAATCCATTTTTAAAAAATTTGCAGTTTCTGACACAAATTGTTTGTTAACTATTTCTTCAAGTAATCCCCATGAAATGAAACTAAACGATTCCCGTTCAAACCGGCGATTTTTATTTATTAAACTAAATGTACTATCATTGCCGGTGTTACTAGGAGTATCTACCGTACCGAGATGCGCCTTTACAGCCGCAAATTTGGCTAATTTAATTTGTCGTTCTCTATCTGAACCAAACCCTGCGTCTTCGCTTAAATCGTACAGCCTAAGTCTGGGCGATCCGTAATTAGATCTTGGGTTGAATACATCCCGGGCAAACACATACGCAACGTCTAAACCGAATTGTAAACCGTTATCCAAATATGCTCTACCAGATGAATTCTCTTTTAAGTGGTTAACAATACTATCGTATGTCTCGGCAATCCCGGCAACTGGTATTCTTTTACTTGGGGTAGTATCTTCACTCAATAGATTGGCTTGTAAACTCCCATCCGGCCCTACTGAACTAATTATGCCAAACTTGTTTCGATGATAGTCTTCTAGTGCAATTCGAATATACGGCATATACGGGTCCAACCAATCATACGGACTTATCTTATTGGGCGTATCATCAAACGAATATAATATATCTGTTTTAATAGATACACCCCTACCACCTGCAGACGCCGTTTTACTAGTAGTCCCTCTAACCTTTGAGTTAAGTATATTTTCAATAACAGATCCCCTTTCTATAGTAGACACATTTTCTACTATAGATTTTAACATTTCACGGACTTGAGAATACGCCCGCTCATCCAGTGTATTTTCCAGGTTTTTAAACTGATCGGCAAGCATTTCAAATAAACCAAACCCAAGACCGGCACCTGCCGCGCCGCCCATCGGGCCACCTAGTAAGCCACCAACAACCGCACCCAATAAAAGCCCAACTGTAGCAGGTGTACCACTCGGTACGTCTGGTTCTAGTTCTCTCCATTTATCTATCAATCTACCACGTCTGATTATGGCGTTTTTTAGTTCCTCGTCCGAAACATAAACTAAATCACTTATAAACTCGGGAGTATATTTACCAAACCCAATTCTACCCCTAGAACCGGCCTCTATTTCTTCAGTAGCACGTTTTTTATTATAGAATACCAGATCACGTTCAACCCGCATTATATTCCAGAAATCATCCATTGCGTCCAGTTCTTCACTAGATATTTCTGTCGGGCCTACCGACCGTCTTTCTACATTAAATTGCGGTACAGATGATGTATTTTTGAACCAAACGCGCGGGTCTGATTGTAGTCTATACCTTTCTATATCTGTATTGAATTTAGTTTCAAAATAATTTTTGAATACATTATCGTTCCTGCTTGTCATAAACCCAGGTGCTGCTGATATCAATTTAGTAGTCACCGAGTATGCCCCGTCATCAATTTGAATATCATAATTCTGTATAATACCAATGAATACATCGTAGTCAGTACCTCGCTTATACTGCTCAACCTCATATGCTGTCATTGAATCAAATGAGTCTTCATTATCACTTACAGTCTGTTCTGTTACTGATGAATTAAACGTACTCCGCTCACTATTATAAAAATCCGGATCAGTCTTCTTTATGGCAACCATCAGTTGATTCGATTGCATGTGTCGTATTTTCTTGATGTTCGTTAAATCTAATGTTGGTTTTCTGTGTGACGACCATCCAACTTCAACCACAACAGTTTTCTGTAAATTACACAGGAAATACGATAGCGTTTCAAACTGCTCTTGTGTGAACACACGCCACTGTATATCGGCTTCCTTTATAAGACCCAACGGGTTTTTATGCCGTATATTTACGGACTCTATGACAGGCCCTGGTTGGCCTCTGTCTGAGAATATCTGAAGATTACTATCGCTGGTCAATAAGTTTGAATCTGATGTCGTTTCAAACAGAACTTTTGCAATTGTACGGCTTCCAGGATAAGTCTTTACTCCATAGAAGTCTTTAATATCAGAATCGTATGTAGATTCTAATACAATACCGTGTATCTCCCTTTCTGACGTATTTGAATCTACTTTAGTAGTGATCGTCTTAATACCGGATACATTAGCAACGTCTGACTTGTCAACACTCTCGGAATCCCCGTCTCTACGGTAACCAACGACCCCGGACGAAACCCGTACCCACGGGGTTCTACCACCGGCACCGGACCACCGATTGTCTTGATCATCTGATACGGGGTTAGATAACGAGGATTGATTTTTAACATTTGTGTTATGTCCTGAAACTCCGAAGTCCCGCTCACGCCTCTTGAACTCGTATAAGACATTATCTGTAAAGGTTCTATGTCTATTAAACGACATTATTTATTCGATTATATTCTTTAATTACGTCTTCTACATCAGTTGGTATCCTCAATTGGGCCCCTTCTGGTACTGTTAACGTACCGCGGCCTATATTGTTTGCGATAGCAATTATCCACCAATAGTCCGTTCTGCCATAAAATTGAAAAGACAAGATGTCAAGTCTATCAGCATCTGTAGCTATAACGTATATATCTGACATCTTCTTACCGATTCTAGGATATGCGGTGCTAGTAAACACACGTTTACCATCGCCTCTACGTTTAATTGCTTGTGTAGAATATCTACCCATTATACATTACCCTCTAGATTGTTTATCTTGTTGATCAAGCGC